CTGGGCCTTGTCCCACAGGTCCTGGTCGATGATGGCCTGGTGTTCCCCCGGGTACCACTTGTCCTTGTGCCGGATCTCGCCCAGGTAGAGGCGGTTCTTGAGGATCTTGTAGATCGTGGTCTTGGTGAAGGGAAAGCCGTTGTTCATCCGGCCGTCGCGCCCGCGCCGGCGCTTGGTGCGGAAGCCCTGCTCGTTGAGTTCCTTGCACAGCAGGGTGGTGGATCCCAGCCGGACGAAGCGGTTGAAGATGCGCCGCACCAGGGCCGCCTCCAGCTCGTTGGGCACCAGCTTGCGGTTGGCGACGTCGTAGCCCAGCGGCACATGGCCGCCCATCCACATGTTTCCTGCCATGGTTCACTTCCCCGTCAAGCCGAAGAACAGCGGGCCGGACCAGCGTGTGCCAGTGATCTCCCGCGCGATATGGGACAGGCTGCGGTAGTTGCGCCCCTGGTACTCGAAGCCGTTGCGGGTCACGGTGACGTGGTGCTCGACGCCCTGATATTCCCGGATCAGCCGGGTGCCGACGGCGGGGCGCTTGATCCGTCGGCTGCTGGGTTTGACCTGCTCACCGCTTCGCACCAGCCGCTTGATGCGGTCCTGCGCCGAATCGGACAGGCCACCGTAGGCCAGTTCCTGGATGCGCCAGGCCAGACGCGGGATGAGGTAGTCCCGCTTCTTGCGCGGGGCCGGCTCGTCGAACAGCTCGCGCCAGATGCGCCTCAGCTCGTCGTTGTCCAGCGACGGCAGCGCCGCCACCTTGCCGATTACGTCATCGCTCATCGTTCATCTTCTCCGTCGTGATAGGGATCATGATGAACGCTTCCGGCGGGCAGGAAGTCCAGTGGAACTTCGCTCTCCTTTCGGGCGTTCCGGAGGCGGATCACACCGGCCGCGAGGATCTCGGCGGCCTCGGTGATACGTTCCTCGTCAGTGAGGTCTTGCGTGGGTAGAAAAGTTTGCATCGCTTGTTCCGGTTGGCGTCGAAAGATTCGAAACCGTTGACAAGCGATATTGTCCGGAAGGCGGCACACCGCCTCATCTCGAAGGCGCGTGCCGGCGCGTAGGAATGGCGGTCAGAATCCCCGGGAGAACCGGTCGGCGACGTCTTCTTCGGGTTCCTCATCCAGCCGGTCGTAGCCGCCGATGTCGTCGAGGAGCAGTACGGTCAGGGTCTTCTCGTATTCTTCCGAGTAGATGGTGTGCTCGACCACTTCCTCGTCGTCGAACCACACGCCGGGGCCGTGGCGGACGCCGTTGCGTGCTTCATGGGAAAAGGTCTGTTGGGCCGCCATCGAGGCGGCAGGTACTTCGTTGTAGCCACGGCGCGTGGCGAAGTATTTGCCGCTTTTGAAGGCCTTGGTGCTGGACTTGGCCCAGTGCATCCCGCCCTCTTCGGAAAAGACCGCGATGGCACGCCTGGGTGTGAACTCCAGCCAGCGAAGCACGGCCGAGGTCAGGGAAACCCCGTAGCGGTCGGCGCAGTGGCCGAGCAGGTCGAAGCTGAACCGCTCGTTTTCCGTCTGCTGGCGGAAATCGTGGGCCGGCATCAGCAGGCAGGCCGCGAAGGCGTTGGCTTCCTCCTCCTGTGCCTTGTAGCCCGAGTCATAGCGGAGCATGTCGCCAGTGCCGCATTCAATGCCGTCGGCGTCGACATCTTCCCGGTGAAGCATGTAATGGCCCAGTTCGTGGGCCAGGGTGAAGCGCAGGCGGCCGGGGTGGTGAATGTTGGTGTTGTACAGGATGGCCCATTCCGGCTTCTCCGGGTTCCTGAGCAAGGCGCCCTCGAATCGGTCGAAGGTATCGCCACGGACCATGGTGATGGGGTCTTCGTTGAAATCAGGCGTGAGATCCAGGGCGATCTTTTTGATATCGACCGGATATCGCTCTTCTGGCGACAGGGTGAGGTCCAGAATTCGTGAAATGCGGTTGGCTTCCTTGTGAGGAAGGGGCCGCTGCTTCTCGGTCACCGCTTGCGGCTCCATATATCACAATATCATAAGACGACTGACCTGCTGCGCAGATTGACATAGCACAAGATTCGGGTCTGAATGGGTCATGGTCATAGATGAACGATCTCAAGATCCCCCCACTTTGATTTTAGATACTCGGCGACAAGACGACGGTGACAGTTCTCGGGTGTTGGTTCGCTGCATAGCAAACAACCACCATCAATTATCTCTTTTGATACTTTTTCCTCAATACGCCTTTTATTCATTAGTTCAATGAACTTGCTCTCATACACGGACCAGTTGCCGCCGTTTTTTTTGTATTCGTCAAGAATGTCCTTAGTCGGCGCCAAATCTGGAAGGTGGATATATTCAATACCAAGAATTTCCTTTAGGAAAAATCGCAAATCATCTTTCTTTGTAAATCCGGCGAGCTGCGACACATTATTGAGCCGAACATCAACCAGCCTAACCAATCCAGGTTGCTTGAGCTTAGAGAAAAATTGTTCGGCGTTCTTCTTCGTAAAACCGATTGTAAAGACCTTCATGCCGGTCTCCTAATGGCTTTTTCCTCAATCAGCATTGTCTCATCCTGATAGGCGATCTGCTCTCCACGGACACGATATGCATCCCTGAGTATTTCTTCTCGGCTGTTAAACATATCTGAATCAGACATTTTCAGTATCTGGAGCATACGGTTTTCCATCTCTGCATGGGTTTCCAAGTGACCATCTGCATGGATATGCTGGACTTGAATGCCCAACTTATATAGCTGGCGTGCGACCAGTACTGCTCGATGGCAATCCAACGGGTCCTTTTCAGCGCACATCAAGGCTATGCGAAATCTCTCCATTCCAGCGCGAACTCGTTCCAGCCCTTTGAGGAATAAAGGCTCTTTGGCAAGCAACTCGTACTGTACTTTTCCTTGCCTATAACAGGAAGGATTTTCACTCCGTGCACCTAGCTCTTTTCCTAGAAATACATAGGCAATCCCTTCTTGAGCAAGTGACGATTTCAGATCGTTTTGGGAATACTGCGGAAAGTGTCGGCTATAGGGGTGGGAGCGTACGTCAGCTAGCGCGGTTATGCCATGTTGCTTCAGCAGCTCAATAAACACCTCGATTGGATGCGTAGAGTGACCGATGGTGTAGACCATACTCATACTCCGGCCCTTTCTGGAGTGATGATAGATGCTACCAGCTTGTAAGCGTACCCGTCGTCATGCAATTCAGCGAGGCTAATGCATGCTATAACATGTTTAAGCCGATACTCTCCTTCTCCCTTAGCAAGGCAGGCCCGCTCAAATTCTGGGTCAGTCAAGTCAAGTTTATACCTTTGGTCTTTATACTCAAAGCTGGCTCGTACAATGGGTTTCATATTCCCAAAATCTGGGGCTTTAGGGCCTGCATGCAGCACAATTTCATCCAATTCGATCAGACGTAAAGATCCCGCGGACGGGTCGATGATAGCTTCGGGAACGCGATTATTTCTATTGTAGTAGGCGCTGTAACCACTCGCCCATAGATCAGCATCGTGGTCAATAAGGGCAACGACGTCATCCCATGATGCCCGTCCTTTCTTTTCCCAGTAAAATTGATCGTCGATTAGTACGTTTTCGCTTTGATGTCCAGTGGGTATTTTCTCTATACATGGGATTTCAATGATATCTAGTAATTGTGCAGTTTCGCCATCTGCGTATCGCCTATCGTACTCCGAAATCTCGTGTTTGGGGCGACTACTAATTGGTCGGATCCAAGCCTGATCGTTCGTGCGTTTACCTGCGATGCAGCGACCAGAGATCTTCCTGGAGTTCGCCAAGCAAACAATCTGTTCGACAAAATTCGGAGCATCACCGCTCATATCGTCCTCCTTTCTCGGCTCCAGGCATCGACGATGTCTTCGATTTTCCGCTGATCCTCCTTGCTCAGCCCTTGGAATTTGCGGAAGAACACCTCTTTTCGCACCTCGTCGGTCGGCTCGGTCATGCCGTTGTCGACCAGGTAGTCGGTGGTCGTGTCCAGCGCCCGGGCTATGGCGGCGAGCTTCTCCGCGGAGGGGCGCTTGACCCCGCGGTTCTCCAGCTCCCAGATGTAGCTCTTCCCTGACCCCACCATCTCGGCGAGCTGCTCCAGGGTCAGTCCCTTGGCCTTGCGCAGCTTCTTGATCTTCGATCCCAGCAGGTTGGCCATGGTCCGTTCCCGTGATTTTTGCTTGAAAATCAGAAGTTCAGTATAGACATACAAGTTGTGCTTGACAAGCGTTATTCCCGCTTCTACCTTAGGGGTTCTCTATAGTGAACTTTTTGTGCTCCCGCAGACAAAGAGGACCCTGATCATGCCAATCGTTCGAAACTTCATCCGTCACGCTTCCGCCGAAGGCCTGCGGGAGTATTTCACCCACAAGAAGATCCCCCTCGAGGGCGTGGACTGGACGCAGGACCCGGATGCGGTAACGCAGAATGTCATCCAGTTGGTCGACCATCTCGATCCCGACGCGAAGGCCCGATTGCGCATCGACGCCGAGCGTATCTACCAGATGGCCGACGAGATCGGTCAGGCCGCCTTGCTCGAGGCTGTCGGTGACACGACGACGTTCCGGTCGCTGGAATCCGCCGTGGAACGGAGCCGTTGGGTCTACCTGCACGAGCCGGACAATTTCCGGCACGCCGAAGACATCCGCTACGCGGACCAGTACCGCTTCGGGCGTAACTGGGGCGGCTACCAGAGCGAGCCGGGGATCACGATTTCCACCGATCCGGTGTCGATCGAGGCGTTTCAGTCCCAGCTGCGGGAGATGTTCGGGCTCGGCGACAAGGTGAAGATCGAGTTCTTCGAACGGACCCTGCCCGATGGAGAAGGCGAGGAAACGGAGGTCATCCAGGTGATGATCTATCAGGAGGGGCTGCCGGATTCCTACCTTGAGTTTGCGGGCAACGACATCGTCCCGCGGATCCGTCGGCCCGTGTCCGAGCACGCCGTCATCTATGCCCCGGAGTCCGGCGTCATCGAGGTGGTGGCGTCAGGCCGGGAACGCCGGGACACCATCGCCAGGGCCTTCAACTGGGATCTGCTGAAACAGCCGGTCGAAGCGGAGCGGGTCCCGTTGCGGCGCTACAATCTGCAGCCGCTCATGTCCCGGCCCAACCTGGACACCGATCCCGAGGACGGGATCGAATCGGTCGAGGTGGTCATGATCAAGCTGAAAGATACCGGCGGACAGGGGCGGCTCACCCTCGAGGTGCCGGCGCGCTCGGACATGAACCTCTACGAATACGCCGACGAGCACTTCGGTGATCGTAATCCTCTGAAGACGGGTTGTTTCGTGCCGACGCAGGCGAAACTATCCATCCGCTTCCACCCGGAAAACGGCGCCAAGCGGGGCAAGGTGCTGCCGGTCAAGATCTCCATGCCGAATGGCTGCGATCTCCGCAGCCGGACGGACCGTGAAAGGCTGATCGGCGAAAAATATCTCAAGCTCTGGGGCCTGCTCGAGGATACCGGCGAATGACGGCTGGGCAACCCCGAATCTCACGAGCTGCGCTGGCCCTTTTGCTGCGCGCCGCAGGACACCCAAAGGCCATCCTGAACGCTGCAGTGGCCGGGGATTTCCCCGAGATCGGCGAACTGCTTGCGAATCAATGGCTGGTTCCGTCCGGCAACCGCGCCGGATACATCGAGGTGGACGGTCGGGACTACGAACTGGAGTGGGACAGTGAGCGTAAGGCCTATCGGTATTTCTCGCCCGCCGCTGGCTGGGTCACCGTCCCGCCCGACCAGTTGAAATCCTACAAGGTTCACTTTGAGGCATTGCTGGCGGAGATCCGACAGTGGCTCGATATGCCGGAGCGTATCCCACCAGAGACCCTGTTGCCTGAGCTACTGTGGGAACTGGGAGAGACCTGGATCGGCCGGCGCAGGATGGCGGTGCTTTTTCTGCGGCGTGCGAGTCTTCCGGAAACCCTGTCGAGGGTACGGACAGCGCTTCTCGGGTATCCCCGGCGGGGTTCCTGCCTCATTCTCACGGATACCAACCCGAACCGGCATGGTCCCGCTTTGCCAGGCGACCCGATCCTCTTGCCCCTGCCGGATCTCTTTTCGCCGAATCGTGATCTTCTGGACAGGGTGGACATGGAAACCCTGGCCGCCTTCGTCGGGATGCCCGCTCAGTCCCCGAAGGAGTGGACGCCGGTGGAATGCAGCGAGGACGGCGGTTATCTGCGCATCCACGACAGAGAGTTCCACTTCAAAGGGCATGTGGGGCCGAGGATCATTCGTATTCTCTACGAGGCATGGGAACGAGGCGATCCCAGGCAAAGGACCGCTCGCGTTCTGGAGGAAGCCGAATCGAAGTCAAATGCCTTTTCCCAGGCTTTCAGCAACAAGGAGTGGAAGGAAGTCATCGGCCATGCCGACGGATATTGCTGGCTGAAGGTCGATGCTGAGTGATTTCTAACCCTGCATCTAACTCCTGTCTAAACGGCTTCTAACCCCGCACCCCGCATCCTTTCTCCTGCGTTTCGCACGAACCCGCAGGAGAAAACGATGACCGTAAGACATCTCAATCAGGCCGAACTGGCCGACCGCTGGAAGATCTCCCAGCGGACCCTGGAGCGCTGGCGCGCCATCGGTTGGGGGCCCTGCTTCCTGAAGATCGGAGGCCGGGTCGTCTACCGCCTCGAGGACATCGAGGCCTATGAGCGCCAGCACATGCGCGCATCCACTTCCGAGCCCGCGCATCAGCCGCAGGTGGGAGGTGCCGCATGACCGCCTTCACCCCCGACCAGGTGCTGGCGACGCCTCCCGGCGATCTCGCGAGGCAGCCTGCCGAGACTCTGTTCCGCATCAAGAACAACGCCGCCGACCTGTTGGCCTCGGCCCGCGCGCTGGTCGAGCACATCGACCGCGCCCTGGAGCTGAAGTACGCCGATCGGGCGCAGGCCCTTCGTCTTGCGGCCGGCAAGGATACCGGCGTGGTGCATTTCGACGACGGTCCGGTGCGCGTCACCGCGGACCTGCCCAAGCGGGTCTCTTGGGACCAGAAGCGGCTCGCCGAGATCGTGCGCCGCATCGAGGCCAGCGGTGACGACCCCGCTGAGTACGTCGAGATCAGCTATCGCGTGCCCGAGAGCCGCTTCAACGCCTGGCCCGAGTCCATCCGGCAGGCTTTCGCGCCCGCCCGCACCCTCAAGACCGGCAAGCCCGGTTTCCGTCTCGCTTTGATGCAGGAGTAACCGCCATGTTCAAGAAACGCACTTTGCTCGACCGTCTGCGCAAGCAGAACCTGTTTCTGGATGAACTCCCCTCGCTGATCCACGTGGACGGCACGGAGGTGGCTCTCGAGGAAGCCACGCTCGATCAGGTGGCGTTCGCCATCCTCGAGATGGAAGAAGGCCTCCGTCCTATCAGCCGGCGCATGCACGCGCTCCGCGAACTGGTGGAACAGGCCCGCAAACGCAGGGCTCTCGGCGCGCAGCGCATCGACGAGATCTTCTCCGACGAGGAGGCCCGGTCATGAGCCTGCCCATCATCTCCGCTGATGAACGCCTCGCCGAGCGGCGGGGCGTGAAGGGGGTGCTGGTGGGCCGAAGCGGCATCGGCAAGACCTCCCAGCTGTGGACCCTGGATCCCGGGCGCACGCTGTTCTTCGACCTGGAGGCCGGCGATCTGGCCGTGGAGGGCTGGGCGGGCGACGCCATCCGCCCGCGCACCTGGCCCGAGTGCCGGGACCTGGCCGTGTTCATTGGCGGGCCGGACCCGGCGCTGCGCAGTGATCAGGCCTACAGCCAGGCCCATTTCGACGCCGTCTGCGAGAAGTACGGCGACCCGTCGGTGATGGACAAGTACGAGACGGTGTTCGTCGACTCCATCACCGTCGCCGGCCGGCTGTGCCTCCAGTGGTGCAAGGGACAGCCGCAGGCGGTCTCCGAGCGCACCGGCAAGCCCGACATGCGCGGCGCCTACGGTCTGCTCGGCCAGGAGATGATCGCCTGGCTCACCCATCTGCAGCACACCCGCGGCAAGAACGTCTGGTTCGTCGGGATCCTCGACGAGAAGCTCGACGACTTCAATCGCCGTGTCTTCCAGCTGCAGATCGAGGGCTCCAAGACGGGTCTGGAGCTGCCCGGCATCGTGGACGAGGTCATCACCCTGGCCGAGATTCGCGAGGCCGATGCCGAGCCCTACCGTGCCTTCGTCTGCCACACCCTGAACCCCTGGGGCTATCCCGCCAAGGACCGCTCCGGCCGGCTGGACCTCATCGAGGAGCCGCATCTCGGCCGCCTCATGGAAAAGATCGCCGGCCCCGCGCGGCCCGCCTCCGAGCGCCTGCGCTTCGCCCGCCCCACGGACAACACCCCTGAACCGAATCGAGAGGTGATCTCATGAGCTACTTCGACTTCAACAACGCCGAAGACCAGACCGGCTTCGACCTGATCCCCAAGGGCACGCTGGTCAAGGTGCGCATGACCATCCGCCCGGGCGGTTTCGACGATCCCGGCCAGGGCTGGACCGGCGGCTACGCCACCCAGAGCCAGACCACGGGCTCGGTCTATCTCAACTGCGAGTTCGTGGTGCTGGAGGGCAAGTACGCGCGGCGCAAGATGTGGTCGCTGATCGGGCTCCACAGCCCCAAGGGACCAGAGTGGGCCAACATGGGCCGCGCCTTCATCAAGGGCATCCTCAACTCCGCCCGCGGCGTGCACCCCGGGGACAACTCTCCCCAGGCCCAGCAGGCGCGCCGGATCCAGGGCTTCCAGGATCTGGACGGCATCGAGTTCGTCGCCCGCGTGGATGTCGAGAAGGACCAGAACGGCGAGGACAGGAACGTCGTCAAGCAGGCGATCACGCCCGACCACAAGGACTACGCCGCACTCATGGGGCAGTCCCCGGCGGCACCAATCGCGCCGCAGCAGACGCAGGCCGCGCCGGGAACGAAGCCCAACCGCCCCAGCTGGGCGCAGTAAGGAGGGCCGGCGATGATCCTGAGACCCCGACAGAAGGTGTTTGTCGAGCGCGTGCTCCGCGCGCTCGACGAGCACGGCGACACGCTCGGCGTGGCCCCGACCGGCGCGGGCAAGACCGTCATGCTCTCGGCGGCGACCGGCAACATCATCAGCGATACCGATGCCAAGGCCTGCATTCTCGCCCATCGCGACGAGCTGACCAGTCAGAACGCCGCCAAGTTCTCCCGCGTCAACCCGAAGATCACCACTTCGATCTTCGACGCCCGCCAGAAGTCCTGGGCTGGCCAGGCCACCTTCGCCATGGTTCAGACGCTGGCCCGGGAAACCCATCTCAAGCGGATGCCGAAACTGGACCTGCTGGTGGTGGACGAGGCCCATCACGCGGCGGCGCCCAGCTATCGGCGCATCATCGACCACGTCCTCGATCGCAATCCCGACGCGCGGGTGTTCGGCGTCACCGCCACTCCAGGCCGCGGCGACGGCAAGGCGCTGCGGCCGGTGTTCAGCAACGTGGCCGACCAGATCACCCTGGGCGAACTGATCCGCTCCGGGCATCTGGTGCCGCCGCGCACCTTCGTCATAGACGTGGGTACCCAGGGGGAGCTTTCCCGGGTGAAGCGCACGGCCGACGACTTTGATATGGCTGAGGTGGACGCCATCATGAACCGCTCGCCCGTCACCGAGGCCGTGATCCGCCACTGGAAGGAGAAGGCCGGCGACCGCCAGACGGTGGTGTTCTGCTCCACTGTGCGTCATGCCCGAAACGTGGCCGAGGCCTACGAGGCCGCAGGCGTCCCGACTGTCGTGGTGCATGGCGACCAGCCTGCCGCCGAGCGCAAGGAGGCGCTTGAGCGCTTCGCCCGGGGCGAGGCCCAGGTGGTGGTTCCTTCAAGTCCACCCTGATCCAGATGGTGGGACGGGGCCTGCGCACCGTCGATCCCAACGAGCATCCCGGCGTCACCAAGACCGACTGCATCGTGCTGGACTTCGGTACCAGCACGCTGCTGCACGGCTCCCTGGAGCAGGACGTCGACCTGGATGGCCGGACATTCAAGGGCGAGGCGCCCATGAAGGACTGCCCCGAATGCGGTGCCCAGGTGCCGGCGGCGTCATTGGAATGTCCCCTGTGCGGTCACGTTTGGGAGCGCACGCCGCCGGAAGAAGGCGCCGAGCTGACCGACTTCGTGATGTCCGAGGTGGATCTGCTCAAGCGGTCTTCCTTCCGCTGGTGCGATCTGTTCGGGGACGATGCGGCGCTGATGGCCACCGGCTTCAGCGCCTGGGCCGGCGTGTTCTGGCTCTCCGGCCGGTGGCACGCCGTAGGCGGCGGTAAGGGGCTCGCGACCCGGCTGCTTGCCATCGGCGAACGCACCGTCTGCCCGGCCCAGGCCGACGACTGGCTCAACACGCACGAGAGCGACGACACGGCACGCAAGTCCCGCCGCTGGCTCAACCAGCCGCCTACCGAGCAGCAGCTGCGCTACCTGCCTCCCGAGTACCGCCAGGACTTCGGCCTGACCCGCTATCAGGCGTCCTGCCTGCTGGCGTTCCGGTTCAACAAGCGCGATATCCAGGCCCGGGTGTTCGGCGCGGCGGATAAGAAGGAGGCAGCGTGATATGCGCAGTATGCGGACGGGAAGGCCGGGGCTTTTGCTGGGTGTCGCCGCCCAGAGCCGGAGTAAAGCGGCAGTTCAAGCGCTTCTGCTCCATGCGCTGCCAGGACATTCATGCGCGCAGGGCGAAGGCCGGAGGTGGCGTCGTGATTGATCCCACCCACAACGAGAAGGCCGCGATGGAAGCCGTGCTGCCCCTGCTCGGGGAATACGTCGCATCCATTGGCATGCACCGGCCGCTGGCCGACTACAGCCGCGAGGAGATCCTGCAACTGGTCGACGTGGTGCTCACCGCCTACTTCGACAACCTGCGGGATTTCATGCCCGATGACGTGCCGTTCTGAGGGGGGTGGCCATGCTCGATTACAACCACCGCCCCAAGTTCCATGAACAGGTCACGGCCATCATCGACGCGGCGCTGACCGCCGAGCACGCGTCCCGGACGCCGCGCAGTTATCTGGGCGCTTCACGCCTCGGCGTCGCCTGCGAACGCGCGCTGCAGTACGAGTACGCCCAGGCCCCGGTCGATCCGGGACGCGAACTGCCCGGCCGGGTGCTGCGGATCTTCGAGGTCGGACACGCACTGGAAGCGTTGGCGATCCGCTGGCTGCGGATGGCCGGATTCGATCTCCATACCGAAAACGCCGACGGCGGGCAGTTCGGTTTCTCGGTGGCCGGCGGCCGCATCCAGGGCCATGTGGACGGCATCCTGGCCGGCGGTCCCGAGGTGCTGGGCCTCGGGTATCCCGCGCTGTGGGAGTGCAAGACCATGAACGCCCGCGCCTGGCGGGAGACCGTCAAGCGCGGCGTGGCTCAGGCCAAGCCGGTCTACGCCGCCCAGATCGCCGTCTACCAGGCCTACATGGAGGCGAGCGTTCCCGGCATCTCGCGCCATCCCGCGCTGTTCACGGCCATCAACAAGGACAGCCAGGAACTCTGGTTCGAGCGGGTGCCGTTCGACGGCGGACTCGCCCAGCGCATGTCGGACCGTGCCGTGCGCATCATCCAGGCCACCGAGGCGGGCGAGCTCCTGCCGCGTCTCGCCACCACGCCGACGCACCACGAGTGCAAGGGCTGCGCGTGGCAGGACCGCTGCTGGGGGAAGGCTTAATGGCGGACAACATCATCTGGCTCGATTTCAACGACGCGCCCGACCAACACGCCCTCCCTGAACGGGACACGGAGGCCCTCCGGCGCGGGCTGCTGGACCGTTTGGAAGCGGCGCTGAAGCATCTGTTCCCGGAAGGGAAGATCCGCGGCCGGCAGTTCTTCATCGGCGACGTTCGGGGCACGCCGGGCAAGAGCCTGGTGGTGACGCTCGACGGCGAGCATCGCGGTCTGTGGAAGGACTTCGCCACCGATGAAGGCGGCGATGCCATCGACCTGTGGGCCGCTGCCCGGGGGCTGTCGGCGAAGCGGGATTTCCCGCAACTTGCCGAGGAGATCGGCCGCTGGTTGGGACAGCCGGCGCAACCCCGGAGCAAGCCCGACCGGAAACGCACAGAGCCCCATCTGGACGATCTCGGCCCCTATACCGCCAAGTGGGACTATCGGGACGCGGACGGCCAGCTGATCGCCTGCGTCTACCGCTTCGATCCGCCCACGGGCAAGGAGTACCGGCCCTGGGACGTGCGCGCCCGGCTCTGGCGCGCGCCCAACCCGCGCCCGCTCTATAACCTGCCCGCAGTGGCCAAAGCGCGTGAAGTGGTGCTGGTCGAGGGCGAGAAGGCGGCCGACGCCCTCATCCGGAAGGGCATCGTTGTCACCACCGCCATGAACGGCGCACGAGCCCCGGTGGACAAGACCGACTGGTCGCCGCTCGAAGGCAAGGACGTCCTGATTTGGCCGGACCGCGATCCGCCCGGCTGGGACTACGCGGAGAACGCCGCCCGCGCCTGCGTGCAGGCTGGCTGTGCCTCCGTGGCCATTCTGGTGCCGCCAGCGGACAAGCCGGAAAAATGGGATGCGGCTGATGCCGTAACCGAGGGCTTCGACGTCAAGGCGTTCATCGCCCAGGGCGAGCGGCGGATCATCAAGGTCCCGACGTCGCCATTGGCTACCTTCACGCTCGGCCAGCTGCTCGACGACGACTCGCCGCTGCCAGAAGACCTGATCGCGCCCAGGGTACTCACCCCCGGCGGCCTGCTGGTGTTCGGCGGTGCGCCGAAGGTGGGCAAGAGCGACTTCCTGCTCTCCTGGCTCGCGCACATGGCCGCGGGCAGCGACTTCCTGGGTCTGCGCCCGTCGCGTCCCCTGCGGGTGTTCTACCTGCAGGCCGAGGTCCAGTACCACTACCTGCGCGAGCGGGTGAAGGCGATCCGGTTGCCGGCGAGCCGGCTCAACCAGGCTCGCGAGAACTTCGTGGCCACGCCGCACCTGAAGATGGTGCTCGACGACGAGGGCGTTCATCGGGTGATCCCGGCCATCGAGGCTGCCTGGCCAAAGACGGGCGCGGACGTCATCGCCATTGACCCCATCCGCAACCTGTTCGACGGGGGCGACGCGGGCGGCGAGAACGACAACGCGGCGATGCTGTTTTTCCTGTCGCAGCGTATCGAACGCCTGCGTGACGCCGTCAATCCGGACGCCGGCATCATCCTCGTCCACCACACCCGCAAGCTCGGAAAGCGCCAGTTCGAGGAGGACCCGTTCCAGGCCCTGGCAGGCGCCGGCAGCCTGCGCGGTTACTACTCGACCGGGATGCTGTTGTTCCGCCCCGACGAGACCCGCACCACCCGCCAGCTGATCTTCGAGCTGCGCAACGGCCCGGCCCTGCCGTCGATGCACGTGGACAAGGTCGGCGGCGAGTGGATCGAGGTGCAGGCCAGCGAGCGGCTGGTGATGCAGGACTATGGCGAACGACTGGACGCCGAGCGTCGGCGCAAGCGCGACGTCATCCTGCAGATCCTGTTCGACGAGGCGCGCGAGGGCCGCTGCTACACCGCCAATCAGTTCGCCGAGGCCTTCGAGGGCAAGGCCGGTCTCGGTGCCAACCGCACCATCCGCGAGCGGATCGGCGTGCTGGCCACCAAGGGCTACATCAAGTTCTTCCGCGACCCCGAGGACTATGGCCTGCCGCCGCTGGCGCGCACCCGCTTCGGCTACCTGTGCGTCGAGGGCATGACCGTACCCGGTCCCGAACGCATCGACGAGGAGACTGGTGAGATCGTCGCGACCGGGATTCCCATCCTGCCCACCCACTACAAGTGCCCACAGACCGGCGCCGCGCTGCCGGTCGAGGACCCCACCGTCTGGATCTATCACGAGGAGGAAGATCGATGAGTTTGA